GAGAGCTTATACCTGTATTAATTGAAGAAGTAAAAAATTTAAACAATAGAATTAAAGTATTGGAGGAAAATTATGGCTAGTTTATTAGGACAAAATATTAATCAATCATATAACGGTTTATTAAAAACCTCAACAAATAATACAATACATGGAGGTTTAAACCAAATTACTGATGGTTTAGGGAATAATTCAGCTTTAACTTTAGGAAAATCAGGTAATTTATCTAAATTAGATGGTGCATTACACGTCAATGGTCTTTTATTAGGGTGTAGCAACCTTACTACTAATGGTAATTTATGCGTCAAAGGATCTTCAACTATTGATAGTGAAGTAGTTATTGGAGGTAATACTCATGTCAGTGGACAACTAACTGCAACTAACTTTAATTTTACTGGAGCAGGCGCTTTTGCCGGTGCTATTACTCATAACAATACTGTTACAATTAGCGGGACTTCAAATATCTCTGATATTTTTGTTAATGGTAATGAAACTATTAATGGAAGTTTAACTTTAACAGGTGGTATTAGTGCAGGTGGGGATATTGTTGCATTTCATTCTTCAGATAGTAGATTAAAAGATAATTTAATACGTATAGAATCTGAAAATTTTGTTAATAATTTAACTGGGTATGAATTTGATTGGAATAATAGATCTAAAAGATCTGGTAAAGGTAAAGGTATTATAGCCCAAGATCTATATAAAATTGATAAAACGTTAGTAAAAGAAAATAGCGATGGTTTTCTTTCAGTTGATTATATTGGTTTAATTCCAGTTCTTTTAGAAGAAGTTAAAAGATTGGGTAAAGAAATAGAAAAACTAAAAAACAATAGTTAATCAAGATAGTACCCTTGCAAGTAAGTACTACCAGGGGCAAATGAATAATAAATACCACCACCGTCGCCGGAGGACTCACTTTCGCTACTATCACTAACACTTTGTAAATTTTCAGTATTTACTAATGAATCTACTGCAGGTTCAAAAAATCTAAAATTACCTGAACCTGACGTACCTACTAATTTACTATCTATTGCCGATAAAGTAGATAATACTAATTCATTATTTACTAATTTACCATAAATTAAAGTACTATCAGTCCTTACCCCGTCAATAACTTTAAAATTATTATCAGGAGAGGTAAAAAAGAATCCTTTATTTTCATATTGAAAATTAGGATTATTTAAGTAATCATTTTCTAATTCAATTTTATTTTTATTATCTCTTACACTAAGTTTTATATTGTAATCATATGATGATAAATGTTGAGATGTTAATAAACTATTATATCTTGTTATATAAAAAGTTACAGTACTTTCACTTTCATTTTGCGATACGTTATCTTGAGTTAAGAAAATTTTATCTGGTACAGGATCTTTAACATTAACTACATAACTTTCTAACCCTCTAAATAATTGACCCGAACTAGTAGTTACTACTAAGGTAACGGGGTAATTGCCTGTAGTTTGGTAAGTGTGAAAAGATGATAAATTATTTTCTACTATAGTTCCGTCTCCAAAATCTATAAAAAAATCAGTATCTGATATATCAGGCGCTGCAGATAAAAAATTAGGTACAGCATATATACCGCCTAAGTCTCCGGTATATAAAGCACTACTCGAAATTGTATTGGTACTACCTAATATTTTTTCAAATGCTAAATTATAGATATCTAAACGTATATCAATTCCTGATAATGAACTATAATCTTTATTGAAACTATAACTCATTTTATATATTCTCTATTACAATTTTTGATAATATTGATTGATTGGAAAGATATGGATATTTAAAAAATGGTAATTTTAAATCGCTACCTATAATTTTTATATCATTTCTGTCATATATAGGATTATAAACTACTAAACTAATACCTTCTACTTCGTTAAAAGTTTGATTATTTATTACCCTTCTAGTTAAAATATCTTCAACACCTTCTATATTAAATATTTGATTGCTTATATCCTTTAAACTAACTAAACTGTTTAAATTTAGATTAGCAAAATAATTTACAAAAATATTGTTAATTCTTTCTCTCATAGCCTCTGTAGAAGAATTACTTAATACATTTCTCTTGATAATTAAAAATGATTCATCTGCAAGCTCTTTTCTTAGTACTTCATTTTCACCGCTTCTAACCCCTAAATCAAAAGCTGTAAAAACTGGGTCAACCGGTACTATATTTATATTAGCTTGTTGTTTCTCTTTAAAAGAATTAATTATAGATGATTTTTGAGAAGTAGATACAAAATTTAAATTATTATTACTATCTACATTATTGAATTTCGAAACTAAAAATAAGTAAATATTATTTGATTGATTTATTGAATTAAAGTTAACCTGGTTAAACAAAACTCTACTATCATCATTGGGTTTATTTAAACCTATATTTAAAAAATAATTTAAATATTGATCAACATAATCATCATTATTTACAACGGTAAAAGATTTTAAAACTTGTGAAAAATTAGTAGATAAAAAATCATTATAATCTTTTAAAGTTATTATTCTATTTTGCAATTGAAAGTTTTTAGTAGCATTATTTCTAATACTTTCAATATCTTCTCTTTCAACTGGCGTTGTAGATTTTAAACTATTAGAAAATGTTAAATTTTGTATTTCCTCTATAGTTAAAAAATTAAATGTAGTATTATAAATATTATCACTTATTAATTGAAACCTGGGAGTATTATATAAATTTAAAGAGTTACCATCAAGGACTCCTGGAGATACTACTCCAGCTTCTCCAGAACTTTGAATATAATAAATTAAAATTTTATCACCTTCATTTAATTTTTTTCCAAAAACTCCATTGCCAAACTTAAATTCGTAAAAACCATTTTCATTTAATCTTTTTTCAACTACTGTAGAATCAGAGTTTTCTAAAAATAAACTACTACTTTCGGTATATTCAACTATTTTATTTGTATTTACATCTTGTACATATACATCAATTGAGTTACTATCTACATTTACTTGAAAATTATCATCACTACTCCTAACTGATAAAGTTACAGTTTCAAAATCTTCACCTAATGCTATAACTTCAGGATATTCAAAATATTGTCCTTCCCTTAAAATATTTTCACTTGAAAAATTATCTAAAGATTGGTTACCGGCTACTGTTTTGTTAAAAGTACTATCATTAATAAATGAATAATAAACTCCACCAGCTACTATATAACTATATCTTTTTATAGTATATGAATCAATTGGTAGTAAACTATTAGCAGTTAAATTAAATGCAAGTAATGAAGTTTGATAACCTTTAGGTTTGTAATCTATTAATTTTACTATTCTATTCATGTTTTCATATATACTTGTATCTGAAAACATTGATTCAGCAGATGTTTGATTCAAATAGAATAAAAGTAAATGGTAACTATAAGCAATAACATCAATAATAGAAGACATATTACTACCTTCAAAAGTTTGATCAGTATATATACCCCCTTGGTCTAATCTAGTTTGAATTAGTTCTTTTAATGATCTTGCATCAAAAGCAGCATAATTGTCTCTTGATAAACTAAAATCAGTTAAATTTTTCTCGGCCATAATTATATTTAATTAATAACTATAGAAACCAGATTTGTTTAATCTTCCTTTTAAGTTTAAAGGGTTACTATTAAATTCTGGTATATTTATAATAATATTTAATTCATATTCTTGCATTTCAATATCAGCTATTACTTCAATTGATTGGACTTTAATCCTAGGCTCAAAACCAACTACAGTATTATTAATAGTTTCACCTATTACCGTAGCTCTAGCTTTTGATACTGGTAAAAATAAAAGATCTCCAAAGTTCATTCCAAATTCTGGATTTAATATTTTTTGTCCTTGGAAAGTTGTTATTAAATTTATTAAAGAATTTTTTATAGCTTCAAAATTTACTGCAGTGTTTAAATCTTTTAAATTGGTAGCTCCATTTAGTTCATCAGATTTTACAATACCTACCTTTACATCTAAATTTATATCTTTATAGATAACATCTAGATTTCTTTCTTTTGTAGGTTGAAAAATATTTAATTTTATTGCCATATGGATATTTATTAAGAATAAGTTGGGTTATTGAAGTTACTATATATACTATATTTTGAATCATCAGATGACCAAGCTATATCATTTAATTGATTTTGTTTCCTTCTCCATCCAAAGAATTCATAAACAAATGAATGTGTACCTGCTGTATTAGTAATATTAGAAACAGACGAACTTAGACCCGATGCACTTGTAAGTAAAGTTTTTAAATCTAAATTATTTGTGGTAGTGCCTTCTGAAGTTGAAGAAGATGTAATATTACCTGACACATCAGTAACTACTACCAACCCTCTTAGACATCCTTTTCTTCTTTCATAACCCACGCCTGGTTTAGTTGTATTACCTGCAGTAGTAAAAACAAAACTAGTTGTACCACCGTCTGTACCGCCCTCAGATTTACCACCTGAACCACCCGAACTACCAGGTCCATATAAACGTAAAAGTTCCCCTGTTTCTGGGTGATTAACTAGTATTGCTCCCCTCCTAAATATTTTTTTCTTATTACTAATAAAATTATATAAGGTATTATTTTTATCTATTAAATTTAAAGTAAATTCTCCTAAATTGCTTTTTTGACCATTAATTGCTTTTAATTTTAAGGGTTCTATATCATCAATTAATTTTACTACTCTTAAACTTACAATAGTAACATTACCGTTTTCATAATAAAATTTAATTGAACCTGTTGTTGAGACTGCATCATTGAAAGAATTATATCTATGGGAAAAATTATCTAATTTTAAAGTACCATCAGATTGAAATTTAGAATATAATGTTTCATTAACATTATCACCATAGTCAACATCAGCTTTATATAAACTTACTCCGGACCCATTATTTTGAGATACAGCTGATAGATCAAAATTTATATTAGTTACCCCTGAATAAGTTAGAGTAATTGTTCTTAAAAAACTAGTAGCTGGAAAGGATAAAGAAGGTAAAACACAATCACCGCTACCATTTAAAAAATTAAAAAAACGATCCGCTGGATCTGTAGGAGAGGATGGATTTGATTGTGTAGCTGAAGCTTTAACTTGAGCTCTTAATGCAGTTAAGGCATCATTATTAGTAGCATTAGAAAATAAATCATTATTAACAATATTAATTTTATTATTAATAATTTTATAATTTAAAATATGTATTACAATTGAATTATTAGTATTGTTAAAGGTTGTTGTTAATATGTATGAGTCGTCCAAACTATTATATTTTAGATCACTATTAATAATTTTATTAATAGTTATACTTTTACTATAATGACTAAAATCAAATGTATCAATAAAATACGTAGAAGTTTCAGTATTTCTTGTACTTATTTCATCTATAGTTTTTTTCTGTGTATCAAATTTATATAGTTCATACAAAAAAGTATTTGATGAACTTAAACCTGATAAACTTATATTAAATTTATAAATTGAATTATTATTATAACAGTCTTTAGTTATATAAGAAAAATCAGGTCTTGTATTATCTTTTTCTATAATTAAAGGGGAATTTGTTTGCTGTAAATAATTACCATTATATTTAAATGCATCAACTATAGAAAAACTACTTAGATCTATACTAAAAGTATCCTCGTAAACATTTAAATCCAAAATATCAGATCCTGTAATTTGGCTATACAAAGTGTTATTAAATGAAAATTTATCATAAATGATATTAAAGTTTGAACCTGATAAAGGTTTTAATTTTTTATCAATTACATCTTTAACAAATATTTTTTTATAACCATTTATTTTATCAAAACAACCAGAAAGTTTTTCAACATTACCATACCTATTTTCTGATATATCAATTGTATTCCCCGTATCAAAAGCTGCATCCTGTATTATTGTTTTGCTCTCAGTATTTAAAATTACCCCTTTATTAGGAATAAGCTGAATATATTCATTACCATAAATATCAGTTTCAATTTTATCAATAGAACCAAAATTAACTAAATCAGTTATTGAATCTGAAAATTTACCCTCATTTGTTATATCAATTCTTCTATTTTCTAATGATTGATAAGCATGAAAATAATGATTTCTTTCATCTGCTTTTACTGTATTTCTAGAAGAAGATGATGAAATATTTTTATAAGTATTTAAATCAAAGAAAAAATTGAAAGGGTTATCTCTTTTAGTATTACTTAAATTTACAACATCACCATATTCACTAGGATCAGGGAATATATATACAAAATTTTCATTTAACTCAGGTTTAATTTTATTAATAAATTCACCATCAACTTTTAAAATAGAAAATTTAGTAGGGTTAAAAAATAAACCTATACTTCTTTCATAACTATCAGGTTGTTTTTCTTTTGCTTTAACTGATGGGAAGTTAATATTAAATAAATTTTTAGCTTTATTTTTAGCTTCAAATAACTTACCTGATACAAATTGTGTTTGAGTAGAACTAATATTTGGTGTATTGGTACTAAGATAGAAATAATCAGTACCTACTAAATTTTCTGATATTTCAGCTTCATATAGTACTCTATATGTATCAGAAGTACTACTTATTGTATAGTCAATAAAATCATCTCTTTTTAAAAAATTTGTATTTAATTCATTAAATTCTAAAACAAGCTTAAAAGGATTTAACTCTATTAAGGTTATATTATTTTGATTTAAAACATTTATTAAAGCTTGATCAATATTTAAATATAAATTAGAATCTATATTATTTGATTTATAAGTTTCAGTAGAATCAAGTGATGCAGGATTAATATCATAGTAATCGTTAAAAGTATCATAACCTAATTCTACGTCAATTCTTAAAGAGGATAAAGATACTGGTTCGCCTGTATAATCTGAACTAGTAAAGAAATTTGCAATATTGTTTTTTATTTGATCTTTAACACTTAAATTACTACCTTTACCTTGTTTTTCTCTTAATTCTCTTTTAAAAGTATTTCTTTTTTCTCTATAATAATTTAAAATCTCTATTATTTTTGACCTATAAAATGGTATTATTTTCATCAAAGAATCCTCATCATTTAAATCAACTGTATTGAAAAATCTTCTTTGTTCTTGTGTAGAATATTTTAAAGTTAAATCATTAAAAAAGTTTAAATAAATCGAACGAATATTAATTTTATTATTTTTATTATTTGCAAAATCAGTTTCTTTCCATTTTTCTAGATATCTTTTATACTGATTGAAATTTTCTAAATCATTATCATCAATAACTTTTACATAATTTAAATATTCAATAAAATTGAATGGGCTACCTATATCAAATTTATCATCAGTCAACGTAGTAGTTATACTATTATTGACAATATATTCTGTAAATTTTATCATATATAATATTTAATATAGGTTAATAAGTACAATAATTAAGGTGTAAATGATGAACCTGAATCAACATAAGTACTACTATCTGAACCATCATAAGTAGTACCAACACCTGCAGTTCCTGAAAAAGATGCACTAACGGTTATACCAGATTTTAAAGTATTAAATTGCGGACTTGCTATTACTCTATTTTCACTATTGATACCTTGATTTCTAGCAGAGTTACGAGTACTTTCATTTGTATCAGTCAAAGTTAAAGGTAAATTTTCAAATGAGTGAGTATGAGGATAAGTAGTAATAGTATCAGGAACAGGAACTCCTCCTTGTGTTCCCCCATAAACAGGAACAGTTGCAGCCCCTCCATCATCAGTCCAATAATAATTTACATACCCTATTATAGCTCCTTGCACTGTTTGTCCTAAAGCTTGTGTTGTATTAGTTATTTGAGTTTCAGCAGGAGCAGTAACATGCTGTAAGTAAGTTTCTCCTTCAACAGATAAACCACCACCTATAACAACATTTTTATTAACACCTAGACTACCTTCTATTAAAACTTGTCTTTGTCTTTTATTTCTCAATCTTAAAATTTCTGCACTAATATTAATAACTTTAGCATCTAAATTTATTTCATTTTCTGAACCAACGTTAACTTGTTGTCCAGCAATATTAGTAATACTACCTGAAACGTTTACCGGACCATAAGATTTTAAATTGATACCTCCGGCCCCTACCATTACATTATATCTATTATTAACATTTAAATTATAAGTCCCTCCTGGTAAATCTTGAACATCGACATATTCAAGTAAAGGTCCAGAATCACTATTGATGTATGTTGTTTTACTACCTACTAAAATTTCATTACTTAATAATTTACCTATAGGGTCAAATCTTATACTACCATAATCATTCATTACAGTTCCTATATTTTCTAATTTATTTTTACTTATTTCAATAATTTCACTACCACCAAGACCAAAATCTCTTTCTTTAAGCATTAGATCAGATTGAATGTCTAAAATCTCTTCACTTAAATTTTTATCTTCATCGTCCCAAGTACCATCTTGAGTAGATGGGCTT